CTGCTCTGGCAATTGACCAAGATAATAGATAAATTGCAAAAAACATAAAGATAAGTTTCTTCATACTTTTCTCCCAGCTGTTTTTAAGTCCTCTTTACCAACGACCATATAAGGACCTTTGTTATAGGCAGGAACAATAGAATACTGTTTTGATATTGCTAATCGTTCTTGTCTTTGTTTGTGGTCAATAGTACCGCCATTACCTAGTTTTGTTTCTGCACTAGGATAATTCGGTGTTTCTCTACGGTAAACTGTATCAGGCTCATATGTACCTACAATATGTGTTGTTCTCGGTTTTAATCTACCGAATCTGTATTTGACATAATCGTCAAATGACAACATCATATCGTGTAGGCCTTTTTGTTTCATATCTTTATTATACAAACGGTGGTCTTCTTTGAATTTAAGCATTTGATTGTCAGATAGATTATTCATCTTCTTCAAATTCTTTCTCAAAGTACCACTACTGGTATTTGTATAGATAATTGCCATAATTAAACTTCTAAAACTTCGTCTTTAGCGTGATTAACTTTTTCAGAAACAGAATAATCTCTCATAGTTTTTACCCTACTTTCTTCTCTTTTTTCTGCATAAGTTTTGCCAAAGAAAGCCATATAAAAAGCATCTCTTGGATTTGGTGTTAGATATAAGTTAAGTAGTTTTTGAAAATTAATATCTACTTCACTAAAAACTTCTGGCATTTCTGCCTCTAGTTTGATATACTCTTTAAGAAGAGCGATTCTGTTTTTGTAAACATCATTCTCTCTTTCTTCTTGTGTTTTCTTTTTAGACAATTTAGCGTCTTTTTCTTTAGCCGCCTTAAATTCTGCAAAGATTGATTCTTTGTCGTATCTAAAATTAGTTTGTACCATAATGTAGTCCTTTCACTTTGTTAATAATATAGTTATATCCTATCAAAATATAGGATATTTGGCAAGCCCTAAAAAAAGCGTGATTTTCCACGCTTTTTGGGAAAAAAGAAGCGCCAGGATGCGCCAGGATTGGTTTTTCGAAGCTTAGGAAGGTCAACATACACCAAGGTTTACTGATTCGTTCCATAGTTCTGAAAATACGCCTCCTGCAATTCGAGCTGTCCGGCTTCAATTTCCTCATTGATTTTTGATTGTTCATCAGCCCATTTGTCAAATTCATCACACATACGCTGATATTTGTTCTTCAATGCAACTAATGTTACAATTGCCTCACCGACCTCACCATTTTGTAGGTCGTTTAATGCGTCATTCAATTTATCAAGTGTTTCAAATTCAGTTACCATTTGATTCATCCTCGGAGTTCATTAATAAAACAATGTAATGTACAGCCTTTAAAAGGTCAGCACGATTACGGCCATTCTTTTTACCGAACCTTGCAAGATATTTAATTGCATTTGCTTGGCAAAAGTCTTTGTCAATACCACAAGACCTTAACAAATCTTGGACTTGTACACCGTCTTGCACCTGAGCATAGTGTTGACCATAAGTTGATTGAATATAGTCACCAATTTCTTTCAGGATTTTATCTTCATTATATTTCATTATTTTCCTAACTGTTGTTCCATTTCTAAATTTAATTGTACATCAACATCTGAGTTTTCTTTCTCAGTTAGATTTTCTTCAATTTGGTCAAAGTAACACCAATATGTACCTGTTACTGGACTATCACCATTACAAGTATATGTAATAGCACCAATATATTTCAAATCAGTATCATAAGTTTTAGCATTCAATGATGTTTCATTTTCAGCCGCAATATCGGTTTTTTCTGTTGCAATACCAATATTGATAATTTCACCGACCCTTCCGTTGGTCGTTTTGATTGTATCACCTACATTTATTATCATAATATAACTCCTTTTTTAGTGTTTAATTTCAAATAAGTATTCTTTATCATAACTTAATCCAAGAGAATAACAAATATAACTTGAATCTTTCTCATTGGCAAGCCCCTCGGCTTCTAAAATCCACTTGATAGCGGTTTCTTTATCTTTTGCACCAAGTTTCATATTTTCTGCAATCTGTTTTAGAAAAGTTTGATATGCAGCTTCTTCATACTTTTCTTCAGCTTCACGCTCTGCTTGTGCTACTTTACAAAGGTGTTCTAATTCTTCTTCTAATTCTTTGTTTGACATTTTGTCAAAGTTGTAATGACGACCTTTTACACCATAAGCGTCTTTGTGCATTTCATACACGCTTGTGATAAGACTATCTCTTTCATAGTCTTCTACAGTAAAAATACCTTGGTCATTCCAATACTTAATATCTTCAGTAACCATACCAGCCCAACTACCAGGATTTTCATCCATCCATTTTTGTGACTTAGCGTTAATATCTTTAATGTGTTGTAATAGTGTCATAGTGTTTCTCCTACCTTTCATAAACTGCAAATGTATCAGCAAAATCTACATGACAGAAACTTTGTGGTCTTTTGTAAAAGTATCCGTTTTTCACTTTGCTTGAACCTCTATATCTGTATCTTACATTCATTGCGTTCTTATGGCAACTAATTTCTTTAAAATATTTTAAATATTTAATTGGTATGCCAGAAGCAATACAAGGTCCTTTATAAGTCCAAGGGTCAATCATATATTTTGAAATCAATGGATTGACAACTCTTTCAAAAACTTTTTTTCGTCTATTCATATTACTGACCACCCATTGCATAGTATAAGAAGTCATCAACTTGGTCTTCATATTCAATACCAACAAGTTCTAAGGCATAGTTACCTTTGTTTTGTTTGATTTCATCAGAAGCCTGTTGAACAGTCATTTCACCAGATTTGATTTTCATTACAATGTTATCGACAAACTTTTCAGCTTCGTCCCATAACCAGTTTTTAGTTTTACTCATATGTGTGTCCTTTCTTTATCATATGTGTATATCCTATCAGGTCTGGATACCAGAGTCAAGCGTTTTTTTAACTTTTTTTCATTTTTTTTTAAATAAAAAACCCTTATAAATCAAGGGTTTATAAGGGTGCGACAGAAAGTACACTAAATTTTGTTCTTATTTTGTTCTATTTCCACGCTTTTTTGACCCATTCCTGCTCGGATTGATGTGGATTTGGCTGTCCGTGGAACACGGTTACCAACGATTCGCCATTATGTTCAAAGGTCCATTTAGTCTTATGGTATCTGGTACCACTTCTATCAAACCACTTATAACTTTGCGTCCAGGCGTCTGGAAACGACTTGGTTGTATCATATTTCATTATTATATCTGATATTGCGTTCTGGTCACCTTGTAACTTTAAGTACCTTGGTCTATCTTTTACAAAGGGAATCCATAGTTTTTCTGCAACATCAAAGCTGCGAAATCTCATAATACTGGAGTTGAATATTTTTGTTAAAGGATTAAAGTCATTCATACCAACAAAGTCTGCCTTTGGTTCATATGTCCAAAAACAATCAATGTTATCTGTAATAACTACATCTAAGTCCATATATAAAGTAGTGCCATAGAGTTCACTATCTGGACTAAACAACTGCATTTTATTCCACCAACCTTGTAAGTCGTGTAATGCAAATTGTCTTATCTCTATATTACCTTCGACCATTTTGTGCATCTTCACATGGTCTGTAAATACAATAAAATTATGTTTTAATGTGGTGTTTCTTTGCACCATATTATAGAGTTTTTGAACATACTCTACTGGATATTTGTCACCATAACATACACACGCAAAATTTAACCTATCACCCAATTCCATATTGCCCTCAAACCTAATAGTAAATACATAAACTCCATAAGGCCTCTTGGAGTGTCTTTATCTTTTATTGCCATAAAAATCCAAATACTACAACTTATACAAGCAATTGACCAACCAATCCATTGTGTTGTTACATTAGCATCTGATAATATAAAAGCTGCAACTATGGCTAATATAAAACCTAACCATCGCCAACCATCTATATCTTTATAATATCTTATTTTCATACTAACTGTCTTTGTAAATGATGATAAGCTGTACCGTTTTCTATTTCACTTATAGTAAATTGATTTTCAGCTAACATCTTTATAAACCCTTGCATAGTTTTTCTACCAGGTTTCATAGGTTTTTCTATCTTGTCTATTTTACCACTAATAAAACTACATACATTTCTTTGATGTGTAATTACTGGTACCATATTTAGAACAGCCTCTACGGCCGACAAAGACATATTTGTAACTAAACAATGTGCGTTTTTAAAATCATCTTTTATATCGGTTCCCCACCATTGATTATTTGGTCTAGGTTTATTTCTAAAAATAATAGGTCTATCTGTATATTTTTTAATTTCTGCTGTTGTCAATTCAACCCATTGTTCTTGTGTCATTCCATTAATATGATAGGTAACAGTAGGCGATGAAGGTGCTAAAATAATATTTTCACCTTTATTATTCCACCCTTTAAATTCTATGTCAATACCTTTATATTCTAATTCTGTAACTCTTGTATTTTCAGCTGGCACCAACGCTCTAATCGTATGAATACCACCCTTTACTATTCTAAAATAAGTTTTATCGTAGTCTTCAATCTTTGGTTCTGGATAACGAATAATTTGATTTGTTAAGTAACCTGTATCTACATACCACCATTCTTCACCCTTATATTCACACTCGCTAATTTCAGGTATATTTTTACCTGCTAATCCCCAAAAGAAATGTATTGGTCTGTCTTCATCTTTCCAACCTTTTTCTATTGCCGGCCAAATTTGATGTGATAGACATTTATCCCAAGCTATTTTGTGTGTAATAATCATTGTGTTCTATCTATAATATCTTTTGCTATGCCTGTTACTATTTCTTGTTCTGTAAATTGTGCTGTCAATAAACTACCAATCAATTTTCTAACTTCAGCTCTAGTAGGATAATGTGGACTTTCTATTTCGGATA